ATAGTAATTGTTTGTGTAGCACTAGGAGCAGTATTGATTGTTAATACAGTAATATGTGCCTTGCCACCTGTTGCTCTCATTACACCAAATTTTGGACCAGTAGGACTTTGATTCCAACCAACCATAATGGCATTTTCTTCATTGAACAAACCTGCTCTTTGAGATGTATTTGCTAAATTAGGAGTAAATGATGCGGTAAATCTACATAATGCTCCTTGTCCTGGACGATATCTTAAAAATCTTTTACTTCTTAAAACTCCGTACCCACCTAAACTTGTTCCGCTTTCTACTTTAAAGAGTGCTATAGATGGATCAGCTCCAGCAGAAGAACCCGTTCCGTTATTGTAAGTTTGAATAACTTCACTGGTAATTCCATAGATACTATCTAATTGTATAACAGGAGTGATAGTTAATCCAAATGGTTCACCAAAGGCAGAAGTTGAAGAAGGACTACCAACAACACTAACTGAATTTGATAAACCAGTATCTACAAATATTCTATTTGTTGAAGTGTTAGCACTAGTATCTTTTGATATAGGAATTGGATTACCAACTTCATTCTTAATTTCGCCATCATATGGTTTAAACAAATATGTCATACTATTCTCCAACCATTTCTGTATATCAACTGAATGGCTCCATTGTTAATTTGAATTATGAACCCACCAATATCATTGTCAACATTGCCAAGAACTGTAATAGGGTTTGTTTCTGCATTACCAGATTCATCTTTAATTATAAGCATTCTGCCTGAACTAGGAGTAATTGGCAACGTAATAGTAACTGGACCAGCATAATCTACTCCCATATAATATTCATCACCATCAACAATATATGTAGGAGTGTCTATTAATAAGGTGCTATAGACTATATCGTGAGGATTAATTTCGGCAAATTCAAACTTCTTTATTGTATCATTATACCTTAAATATCTGCCATCATATATGCTAGGTCTATAGACATCGTCCAACCATCTAAGATTTACTTCACCGCCACCTGGACCTGCAGCAGATATCTTACCCATCCATTGTTCAAGAAACTTTAACTTATCTTGTACAGCTTTAATAGTTGAATCAACTATAGGTACATCAGGTTGCTGAAAAGAGGCATCTTTAAAGTAATCAGCATATGCTTTAATTGAGTCTTGTTCGGTTCTTGGTGGAATAGGAGAATCTTCAACTATTGGTAATTCTTCTATTATTTCGTCAAGTATTGTTTCAACTTGTTCTACTTCAACTGGTTCTTGATTAGATACAATTTCAGATAATTGAGCAAATAAAGAATTTAGATCAGTCTTAACGTGTTCTTTGACTGTTTCTATTCTTTTATTAACAGGATCATTTACCTTTGCCTCGCCTATTTGGCCAAACAATAAAGATAAGTCGCCTTTAATATTATGTTTGACTTCTTCTAAACGTTTGCCCACTGGATCATTTTCTTTATAATCCTGTTTACCCTCGGCAATTAGTTTGAAGAAATCATTAAATTCACTCATTTTATTAATCTTCTGGATTAAATGCTGCTGCGTAACTTACTAATTCTTGTTTGCACCTTGCAAGAGAATTAAAAGTTTGTGGATGTTCTTCATTTGGATCAACTAAAATCCATTCTTTATTAGATACCTTTTTGATTGACCAATCAGTGTCTTTCTTAGTTTTACTGTTATATACATTCCACTCATTGTCTCTATATTTTGATTTCTTAAGAACTGGAGTTGCTTCTGAACTTTCTTCCAAATATGTCTTAAATGATATCAAAGATTCGCCTAATACAGCATTAATCTTATGAAGTGCCTTAACTTTATCTTCGCCCTTTGGAGTACCAATCTCTCCAGATTTTACAGTTATCATTGAACTGAATACACCTTTAATTCTATTCTTACTTCTAGGGTTCTTGATGTTCTTCTTAGTTTGTTTTAACAGTGTATCAAAGTCAACATCCAAATTATATTTACTTAAAATCTTCTTGATATCTTCAAAATTTCTACTTTTCCAAACAACTGTACGACTCTTCTGTTTGAATGAATCTGGTTCATATACAGCATGACGTAATTGAAGTTCTATACTTGAAAGGTTAAATTCATACTCTTCATCCTTTGGTAACTCAGTAGGTGCTTTGATACCTAACTTAGCAAACAGAGGTTTCAATGGTTGTTCAATTGTAGCGACTTTCACAAGACCAAGAATTAATCCTTGTTTCTCTGCAGCAAAGTCTAGGAATTTCTTTTTGAAATCTGCTTCAGTTTTATCAAGTGCTATGATATTATCTATCTGGACTGAGTATCCTAACTCTTCATCGTGATACCTGATAGTTACTATTTCACCTGTATTAAGGAACTTTTTGCCTTTATATCTTTCAGATTTAAATGGAACTATAACCGAATCAGGAAGTTTAGCAAGATGGGCAGCTAACTCTTTCTTAACAATAGTTTTATCTTGATCAGACTTAATGTGAGTTATAAGATCTATATCACCGAAGTCTTGTTTACTTAGATTAGAGTTATAAGAACCAGAAGGTTCAATAGAAACAAACCCAGGGAATTGTTTAACTATTTTTTCATAAGAAGCAAGAAACTTCTTGAAGTGTTCTCTACTTTGGATTCTATCCGCACCCGTGCTTCCACTCATCTTACAATCCTTTTAATGCTGAGTTATCAGGCAAGAACTTTCCAGTTAAACCTAATTTTGCTTTACGTTTCTTCCATTCTACTTGGAGGTCATCTGGGATATCTGCTCTTGTGCTATCAAGTATCTTTAAGTATATATCAATCATACTAGAATAGTCCTTTGGCTTAAGTTTTGCTTTTAATAACTTATGTAGTTTATAATAGTCTTCAGCGTCTGCTCTTGTTATTGTAACACCTAACTTCTTACCTAATACAGATAAAGCATCTTCTGGATTATGAGCAATAATAACTCCAGTATCCTTGTCCTTAACGCCAGTTACATGATTAAATGAATAATTTGCTACTTGGAATGCTGACAACATTAATTGAGTTCTATGTAATCCTTTTACATTAGATTCAGCGGGATATGCGGCAGAATGATAAGAAAATGTCAACCATTCAAGGTCACCGATCATCCAATCTATTTGAACACCAATACCAACATCTTCGCCTTTCTCATTGATTTGTGGATACAAACCGAAGATGTTACCGTTTGTGACTTTAACAGGATCACAATACAATTTAGGTGCATGTGAATTGATATACAATGTTAATTCTTTAAGAAATGCTTTCATTAGTAACATTTCTGGAGATGCAGACTTTGCTCTCTTTTCTAACTTGGCAAATTCAATATGAACTGCTTTAGGATCAATGCCCCAATCAGACATTGATTTGTCGGACATAGTGTGATCAAGCAAACTTTTTGAATCAATACCTAAATCTATATCACCACTCATAGGTTTTTTACCAACTGAACCTAATGCTTTAAAATGATTTAGATTAAAGATACTTGCTTTCTTTGGAAAGATATGTTTAAGTTCTTTGAAATATGCTTCAAGTGTAGGAGCAATATGTTCTAGTTTAATAGAGGCAGTTTTATCCTTAAAGACATTACCTCCTTCTGTAATAAATTCTTTGAATGTAATCATTTTAAGAAACTTTATAGTGAATTGATGAAAAGTCGTTCATCTTAGTTGACGAAAGAAATAATGATTTGAAAGTAGTTCCTAAATCCAATTGCTCTATTTCATATACAAAATGTAATAGGCATAATGCTCGTTTAACCTCATACTCGGTAAGAGTTTTATCAATTTCTGATATTGAAATAAACTGAGATCTATTATCTTTTACCCATGAAATAAAATTAGTATCTTTGATAAATCTAAATGCTTGTTGTAATGAAGTACCATAAACATTTGTATCTACTTCAAGTTTGAACTTCATAATTTTATTTTCAGTTTTATTATTTAGTAATACCTTAGAAACAGACCCATCCCAATTACTCTTTTGTGGATATACAGCTCCTTGCATATACATATTCAAATCACCAGAAGATGCTCTAGGAGCAATTCTAAATTGATATTTTAGATCATCACCAAGTATATTATATAAACAGTTTAAGTCAATATAAGATAATGCTGGATTATAATTAAATTTGGCATTAGGAATAACAGATTCAAACCTAACTGATTCGGTATATTCAGGTGTAACCTTTACCGTTTTTAATGAACCATTACCATGTTCAATTTTTTTGATTGATACGCCAATTAACAATCTTTCTTCAAATAGTTTTTCTAATTCAAAATTTAAATCATAAATTGTGGCTTGTTTATTATCAAACTTATGAAGCACATCCATTATTCTAGATGATACAATATCAGCACTATGGATTTGTACTGCCCAAATATCTGAAGGATTCCAATTATCTTTAGAATCAGGCAAATATTTAGGACTGGTCATTTTGTTTAAAAATGCTGGTTTCTTTTTATCGAAATCTCTATAGTAATGATATGAACCTATTCCTAAATTATTGATTATCAAATTGTATGTTTTAACAAAACTTGAATGCCATTTAGAATCAAAAGAAAAACTAACCACTGAATCAATTTCTTCTTGTGAAGGGTAACTATGTTGATTAAGTGCAAAAACTAAGGCACTTTCTTGTTGTGAAGTATTAGGTGCGGTTTGTTTTAAATTAATACCACTTGCATCATATACGTTTTGTAACCTTCCGCCAGAACTATACAGAATAATTTTAGTATCGCCAAATTTAAAACTTATTTGTTGACCATGTTTTGTATTAGTATCAGTTACAAGATGAGCAATAGTATTGTATATTTGTTGAATTATGTTGAAGTTTTTGTTAGTAATAACTTTGAATGTGATAACATCCTTTACTAATCCACCTTCTAGTTTAAAATGAAGTTTTGTAGCATCCAATTCCAATATATCAAATAATGGTTTTAATTCTGGTTTAGTTTTTAATATTTTAGAGAACCCACCTTGACCTATATGATATTCAGTGGATTCTTCTAATTTTAAATAAGATTTGAATGCTAACATAATGGATAGTTGTTCTTAAAGAGTATATTATATACTATTTATTAAACAAAGTATCCATATATTTTAAAATAACTGCTTGTTCTTCTAATGTGGTATTATTGAACTCTATTATATATTCCATTAAATCCATATTAGATAAAATGTTATTGTATTTTGTGACTCTACCTTTTAGAAATTTCTCTGATTGTTCCGAACCCCTATCTATATATCTTTGTTCCAACATAACTTGGGGAACTTTTAAATATAAAATTTTTAGTTCTACTGGTAAACTAGAAGCAAATTCCAAAAACGATTGATTGAATATTCTATCTCCTTCAAACAATACATTAGACGTAGTTGTCTCAATAAACTCTTGAGCATTAGGTTGAACTGCCATACTCAACCTATCAGTTCCTGCGAATACTTCGCCCTCTTCATACTTACCAAGAATGTATAAATCTAATTCTTTATTGTACATAGATGGTAATAACTTTACTGGTTCAACTAGTTCCCAAGTATGGTTAGAAATAAATTCTCTAAACAACGATGTTTTACCAGTTCCAGGAACCCCACCAACTGCTATAATTTTTCTCATATTTTCCTCAAAAGAAAGATTCTAAATTAGAATTATTGGATAATATTTGAGCTAAAGGAGCCCACTTTTGCGGTTCTTTGTTAAAGTAAGATTCTACTCTTAACATTCTACCATAATTTTTCATACTATTATTCCAATCTTTTATATATGCATTATCAGTTTGCATTTTAAAATTTTCAAATAACAATTCGAAAGGAATAACATTTTGCCTTCCTTCCATATATTTGTCCCATAACCACATATATTCTGGCCAAAGGGTTTTCATATAATGAATTTCTTCCCATTGTTCATCTATATAGCAACCAGCATATCTAGAACCTTTATGCTGACGTTTATAATTACAACAAGCTGTTTCTAATGTTAAGAAATTAGCTCTAGCAAATGTTATATTTTTCATATACATTGCTGCAGTTTCTTCCAAATATTCAATATCTTTTTTGGATATAGTATCGCCTGTTAAATCATCTCTACCTATACAGAAAGCCCAACCTGATCTATGACTCTTACCCTCGGCAAATTCCATATCAGGTGGCATTATTGGAGCTTCGATAAATCTTTCTAATGCTTCAGAAAAACACCAATGCCCCATTCTACCCCAATGAAACCAATTATCATAGCATTTCTTTTTTAAATTTTTATAATTTTGAAATTTATCATCACTGGTAAATGCTGATTTAATAAAATTTCCTAAAGTTCCATATGGTTTTATAGATTCCCCAACTGAATATAAAAACTTCTCAAAAACTATTTTTCTATATTTACAGTCTGGAGAAAACAATAACCTTTTTTTATTTTCTACAAAAAAGTCAACAATATCTTGTACATCAGAAGTTATTAATGGGAACTTATCAGCAAACATAGACTCACAAGGTCCAGCATATGTAGCTCCGTGAAACAAAGCCATAACGCATCGTTTTTCAAAATCAAAATTTAAGTCATCGGCAATCCACTTTTCTACTGCTATATCAGGAGAACAATCATTGGTTGCGCAATGAAACTCATAAAATTTATCAAATCCTTCTTGTCTATATTCTTTATCTCTATAATCTTTAAATTCCATAATATTTTGTCCCATAATCCCAAATACTTTCTCTTATTTCATACCCTAAGTAATTTCTATCCAATGATTTTGCTGCTGCTAATGTTATACCAACCCCAGCAAATGGATCATATACTATATCGCCTATGTTAGTAAAATTTTGAATACAATATTTAGCAATTTCAATAGGTTGTCCAACTACTTCACCATCAACAAGAAATTCTTTTTGAAATGGTCCCCACAAATCTTTACCATATGTTTGATGCAACTTATCTCGATTCAAATTATAGTTTCCTTTAATTTCATTTTTTTGGAAAGTATAAACATGAATAACTTGAGATGAATATGCATTATAACTGTTAGATTTTAATACATATTTTACATCTCTTAGGTAATACCCATTTTCTTGAAAAGAAAGATTAACATACATAAACTTAGGTAATATTCTAGAATTATTACGTCTGTTGCCTGTAAATGCTATAGTAACAGTGCCCAATTTGGGGCAAAACAATGGTACTATTTTATCAAAAAATTCAGTTTTATATGTTTCTGGTTTCTTATTAGTAACCCCAAAAGATGTAAGATCTTCGTAACAAGGTGGGCTTGAAAACACATAATCATATGTATCAACAGGAATATTTGGTAAACTGTTTCCTAACACATAATTACTCATTTAGAAAAAGTCCTCTAAACTAGAAGCAGAACTAAATCTTTTATCATATAAATCTTTATGATAATCAATCAACCATTTCTTTCCTATATCACCTTTAGCAAGCAAATAATCTACCCACTCATCTGATGACCAAAGTCCAGGACTAATACCATTCCAACGATTTCTTTGTTCTGGATGATCAGGATTTAATCTTCTAGAATCTACAAACTCTCTACGAGTATCTTCGTAATCATAAGAACCTAGTTCAAGCATTCCTTCGTGAAAGAAAGCAATCATTGATACTCTTTCTGCCGTATCGTCATGTAACACTAACTCAGTATTACCATGAAGACCTGCTTGATTATTAACGAATAATAAGTCAGTAGGTCTAATATTAACAGCATAACCTATTTCTGGGAATACTAGATACGCACCTGAATAATTATCATTTTTAGATACAACGCAAATGTTTGCGAAACCATTTTCCATATTGGCTGGATCGTAATGAGCAGCAGTTCTAAAGTTTCTATTGACTGTAATGGTAGTAAATGGAGTTTCGGGAACTACAAACCTTGGATCAACTGAATCGGCTGCAGTTTTTTGATTATTATATCTCCAAGGTAACAGTTCAGCAAAACCTTTAGCCAATGATTGTAAATATGGATATGCCTTTGTAAACTTCTCAAAATTTTCTCTAGTATAGGTGGTTGGTCTACCATAAGGAATTCTAGGATATCTATCATACCAACCAGCAATGCCTGAATTGACCGCATTGGCATAAGTAGTTTTAGATATACAAGTATCTTCTAACCATTTTGCTTCTTTCTTTGCTTGAGATTCAGGTAACAACTTAGTTGCTTGAACCCAAGAATCAAAATCTATATTGTGTTTCTTTACACTATCAGTCAGCCATACATTACCTCTAGTTTCTGGTATATTTGATAAATCAATACCTTTATACTTTTCTAGTATTAAGTCTACTGTATCAACACCATCAATAGTAGATCTAGAAGTTTTAAATGCTTTAATGATTTCTTCTTGGAAAGGAGTTACCCAATCCCTACCATTTTGCTTTTCTCCTCTTGGTCCAGCAGCAGTACCCCTATTTTGAGTTTCAGTCGCAGCATCTCTCAAACCTTCGTATGCAGACTCGACTTCTTCTTTAGAGAAATAATTCTTTCTAAATTTAAAAACGATATTTTGTTCGTTTAATCCACTTTCACAGTTACCGCAATCTTTTTCGCAAGAATTTACAGAAGTAATATCTTGAAAACATTCTGGCGGTAAATATAAATCCATATCTTCTTCAACCAAAACCTTATAATGAGAACTATCTAACCAAGTGCCGACTAAATCGGCTCGATTAGTTACTTCTTCTGGTTTTAATACAATTACTTTTGCCATATTTAATTCCTAATAAAAAAACTATTATACTATAAAAAAATTAAAATTTAAAGTCATTAAATTTATTTTCACCTTTATTCATTACTGGTACTGCTTTATTCTGCCCTGAATCAAATAGATTATTTTGAGCAGTCGCCTCAACATCATAAAACTTCATCTTTGATTTATCTAGTCCAACTACAAATCGTTTAAAGTAATTAACATCATTATACCTGTTTTTGATCTGTTTTACAATAATTTGATTCATTTGGTCTAACTCTTCATTACCAACTAAAGCAAACAACATATCAACAGTTTGAGGTAATCCAATAGACTCCGAAGTATCTTCCATGCCAGGATCAGAATTAGTCATACCACTTCTATTAATTTGTGTAGCACTTAGAATAGGCACATTATATTCAACTGCCAATCCTCGTATCTCTTCAGCAATTGCTTTAACATAAGTATATGTTTTATCAGAACCACCTTTAATACGTTGAGAAGCGCATATATTGATATAATCAATACAAATAAAGTCGGGGATAAACCCTCTCTTAATCTTTAATTCTTCTATTAATGCTCTAAAATGACCTGAATGAGCAGATGATGTAGGATATTCTTTAATAATTAACTTACCCTGAGTTTTCTTAGCAACCTTATTAACTCGTTTGTTAAAAGATTCTTTATCAAGTTGCTCTAACTCAGTTAATGTTATATTGAGTAAATTGGCATCTATTCTTTCTGCTATACGTTCTTCAGCCATTTCAAGCGTAATATATAGGACATTTTTTCCTTGCTTTAAAATATTAGCTGCAGAATGACACAAGAAAATAGACTTACCTGCGCCTGACGCTGCCATAACAACTGATAAAGTTTTCTTTGGCAACCCACCCTTTGTAATCTTATTAAATGTATCAAGATCAAAAGGTATTCTTTCTTCTTGTTTATGGTAAAACTCATACCGAGCATCTGCATCATCAATGTAATCGTGACCAATACTATTATCAAAGTTTACTGCTAATGCATCAGATAATATTGATGGTATAGCATCTTGAGTATGATGTTGGTCTTTGCCTTCTATGATTTTAATACTATCAAGAATGGCATTATATACTGCTCTTGATTTACAAAATTTTTCTGTTTCTACTATAATCCAATCTGTATTTGATTCTGATTTCTCTAATGTATCTACATAATTAGAATAGTCTTTTAGTTCTTTATCTGATATACCTTTAAAGTTGCCCAGTTCAATTCCAATAATCTCCTTTGATGCAGGTTTATTATACGCATCAAAGAAGTTCATAATAATAGAAGCAATAGTTGCTTCCATTCTATCTGCAAAGTATTCTTTTTTGAGGTGAGGTATAACCTTTCGGCTATACTCCTCATCAAAAATAAGATTAGATAGAATAGTAGATTCGATTCTACTCATCCACACCGCCTGTATAAGTTATGTCGTTATTTTCTAGACCATGTTGAATTAATTCAACCAACAAATCACCAATATATTTTTCAAATGCTTCTTTATTATAAACTGTATCAATATCCTCAATCATTTCATATTCAAATTTAAGTGTAGGTGAATCGTCATTTAATTCAACCTTTCCATAAACGAACATTATACCTGAATATGGGTCATTAGTCAACTTTATCGCTTGGTGGCCAGTATCTTTATTTTCAACTAACACATAACCAACATCAGAATCAAGCATTTTCTTCTCCTAAATCTTCTATTGCGTCTAGTTCTTTTGATATATCATCTTCCGAACTAATAATAGCACCAGTAGAAATTTGATAGTTATTCTCGACCCATTTTTGGAATGATTTTTGACTTAATACAGGCAACCAAAAGTCTTTATTATCAGTATCTTTTAGTCTGTACTTTTTCTCTTCAACTACCCCAGTTTCAGAATCTATTTTTGAATACCAACCATTACTCGGTTTTACAACATGACCAGATTCTAACGCCATTTCTAGTAGACCTGACCATTTACTAATACCGCCATCAAACTTAACTGAAATTGGTATCTTTGACTTTTCTCTTACATAGCGTGATTTCTCTACATTAATAATAAAATTATAACCAATAACATCAGTACCTTCTTTTTCTTGTTGTCTTCCTAAAATAAAGATATTATCCGCAGAATAGTATGAACCTGTACCACCGCCAACTACATCTTTTGCATAAATTTCCATTGTTTTATAAGTATGATTAACAACAACCATTGGAATATCTTTTAAAGATAAATGAGGTGTTACCATTCTAAACAATGACTTGATTTGTTTTGCTCTTGACATATCAGCAACTGATTTACCATCCATCGCATCTTCAACTTCTTTCTTTGATGCTAGGTTGCCAATAGAATCTATCAAAATAATAACTCTATCGTTTCTATCAATGCCGTTCATTTGGTTCATAATATCAAACTTTAATTGTTCAATATCTGTAATAGGTGTATGAACTACTCGAGAAGTATCAATACCGAATGAATCAAAGTATGATTGAGGAGTACCAAACTCTGAATCATAAAATAACATTGCTGAATCAGGATATTTATCCATATATGATTTAGCCATTAATAAACTAAATGCAGTTTTGAAATGCTTACTTGGACCAGCCCACATTGTTAATCCAGGAGTCAACCCACCATCTAATCTACCAGACAATGCGATATTGATTGCTGGAATAGCAGTTGGTATCATATCTTTTTTCGTAAAGAACTTTGAGTTTGCTAGTATAGCAGAGTCTTTAATTGTTGTGTTCTTTTTGATCTTTTCTAATATACTCATTATTATGCCTGCATTGATATAATTACTGATTTTTCTTTAAATAGTTCGTTCAATGAATACGTTGTTATTACTTCACCATATTCGTCCCATACTATTACATCATCCCCTATAGCATCAAATAAAAATGATAATTTTGTTACCGTTTGTTTAATGAGGTCAACCACATCATCCCCATACGAATCTGTCATGATGGTAATAACTTTATAGGGTTGTTCATCTTCATCAAGTTCTAGTATATGCGATATGTGTATATTATAAACATATCCTGCTTCTGTAGTATGTTGATACACATCAATAGCAACTTGAAAAGATTCATACACATACCAATTTTTGATATCATCGTTTACTTCTTCGCTCATTTTGAAACTCCATTAGTTAAACTCTTACTATTTTATACTATGACTTACGAAAAGTAAAGTATTTTATACTATTCATATTAAAAAAACTCGTCTAAGGTTGAAGTTTCTTCTAATGACCAACCAATTGGGTTGATAATGATTGATATAGCATCTAAAAATACTTTCTCAAATTGTTTATCATAATCAATATACTTTCCCATATTGAACTCTAACGGCAACTTTCCTGGGAATGCAATTACATCTTCATGAAATGGATTAGGTTTTTCTACATACACAAACTTTATCTTATCGCCATCTTGAATGATTGGATACTTTTTACCAAGACCCATTCGTTTTATATGGTGATTAAATAATAACGCACCTCTAACATGTATTGGTGTTCCTTTAACATATATAGGAGATCCAGAATATGTCGTCATACCATTTATACCACTGGGTTTTGCTATTGCTTCAATCGGTAAATTGTTAAACTCAGACCTAAAATCTTTAACAAACTTTTGTAGATTATGCTGGTTTCCCTCGAGTATTACTTCGATAGACTGTTTTAACTTTTCTCGTATAACCGCAGGTGTAGAACTTCTAACCATTTCCAAACCCATCACCTTCAGTTTAGGTTTGGCATATTGTACTCCTTCAGAGTTATGTACATTAAGGATATATCTTTTCTTCGCAACAAAAATACCTTTATCAGCAAGAACTTCTCGCTTCATTTGCATCTTTTGTTCATATGCATTCATATAATCAGCTAATTCTTCGTAACATTTATTGATAATAGGTTGAATAGAGTCATTACAAATTTTATCCATAAATGCTATCTTTTGTGCCTCAGTCTTACCTGCACAAGTCTTTTCTATTAACTTTTCTAATGAAAGATAATTTGAGTCAGTATCAATTGCAATAATATAATCTTCATCAGTAGTTCCCATCACTTTATTCATATACTGATTTAATCTATTCGCAACCCAACGAATTGATAATTGACCAGATAATGTAATACCTTCTGCTATCCTCAAATCAAAATATCTGAAGTGTTGATTACCAACCGCACCATAACAACTATTCAAAGCAATCTTTAATGCCATTTGAAGGTTACTCAACCTTGATATTTCCTTACTAAGCTCTTCAGTTTTATTATGTTCGTATTCTTGTTCGCATTTAA